CATCGATGAAATTATCCCTGACTTGGATATCGATACAAAACAAAATATTCGTAATTTAGGTTGGCGATTTGCTTTGAAAGAAGATATTGCGCGTCAATTACAAGGAAATCGCGCTACTGGCAGCGGAAAAATACCAGCGATTACATCAAACGATATCACCAGCGAAGATCTTGTTCTTGAGTCTGTTATTTTGGATAAAAATGGAGAGCCTACCGAGAGATGGACGATTAGTGGCCGGCAGTGGGTCGGCGATTATCCGACACGATACCCTGACGGGTGGTTATCTGAAATGCTCGTATATCCTGATGACACCCCGATTTCGCCAAGCGATATGGTTGAAGAATTACGTGAGACTCGTAAACCTTTGAACTGGGTAACATGTATTATTTCGCTTATGGACAAATATGGAAGACGAAAATTGGCAAGAAATCAAGCATCCGTCGTCAAATCGCCGAATCAAATTGCGTTGGATGAGAATGAACGAAACCTTTCTGAGAACGAACGAGAGACGCAACGAGTATCAGATGAGATTGCGCGTGCGAAGCGCGAAGGAAATGTTGCGGATGAAGAGAGGTTGAAAGTTCAATTGACACGATTGGCGGATGAACGCACGAAATTAGATTCGTTGCGTCGAGAGATGAAACGCGAAGAAGAAGAAAGACAACGACAGGAATATGAACCACCATCAAGCCCGCAATATTCTAGTATATTTACACCAGAAGGTTCGCCGGATGAACAACAAGCAGAAGAAGTGCGTCGTGCGGTGGGTTCTTTTAACGCGAAAATGCTTGAAAAATACGGGGATAACGATGAAAATATTCCAGAAAGTGACGGATTTTCACCGCGCACTCCATCGTCGCCCGTGTATTCATCAATATTTGAAGGTGGCGGCGGTAGCGGTAGTGGTCGTCAACGCGGCGGAGGCGGCGGCGGCAGCGGCGGTAAATTCATACCTCAAATACCCACATCTGTCCTTGATCATTATTTGAATTCAAAGTATGGTGTATCTTCAAAACATACAACAAATGTTAACATGTCTGGAATGATGATGGGAGGCGGTGGTGACACGGTGGTAGGAGGACTTCCGACCATGAATATACCGGTTGTCGCTACGATGCCAATGGCGGGGATGATGCCGGTTCAGGCGCAAGGCGGCGGCGGCGGAGTGGCGGTAGGAACCAACGGATTACAACAACAACAACAACAACAACAACAACAACAACAAGGTGGGCAGCCATCATCAAATGGACAAACCGCCGGCACCAATAATGGTGAACCAAATGCGCAAGGAGTAAAGACATTCTCAATCAAACTGTAAAATTGAATAATAAAGATTTGTTATTAGTATATAGTAGGTTCATTCCATTCCATTTCATTCCATTCGATTACAAATCATGTCGACCGCACATATTAGCAGCGGAACCGTTTCCTCATTATTCAAATCAAGGAATATCCTTCTTCAATTGCTGGCTCGTCAAGGCCTTGACGTATCCAATTATACTGATTATGGTGTTGCCGAAGTTCAAACGATGTATGCGAACAATCAATTGGATATGCTTATAACAACGCAAAAAGACATTCATCCCGCGAGAAAGGTATATGTGAAGTATTATTTAGCCAAAACACTTCGTCGAGAGAATATCAACCACATGATTGACGACCTCTATTACCTTGAACAGGTGCTTCAACCGTCAGATACACTCATTATCGTGATGAAGCAAGAGGTGAACGATACGGTGATCGGTATTCTCAACGAGATTTGGGAAAAGGACGGGATTTTCATCGTCATCCATTCTCTCGACCGGCTTCAATTCAATATCCTAGAACACCAGTATGTCCCCGAACACATCGTATTGACAGAGACAGAACAAGCAGAAGTGTTGAAAAAATACAATATCACGGATACAAAGCAGATGCCGAGCATCTCTCGATATGACCCAGTAGCTCTGGCGATTGGGTTACGACCTGGACAAATCTGTAAAATAATAAGGTCTAGCAAGACATCTGTCACGAGTCAGTTTTACCGTTATTGTATCGCCAGTTAATCGCATAGGGTAGCGTCACGCACGCGTCCGTCTCTTCGTGTATAGCACACTATTATTTTTTTATTGCGATAATATAACTGATATATTAAACATGGCGACGTGCAGTTCCGGCGATAAATTTAGAATTCAAACCAGCAACGGCGCAGAAATAACAGCGAACTCAAATACCATAAATACATGCACCGCAACAAATATTCTTGACCGACTTCATCGCGAATTTACAGAAAAATACGCACCAAGTTCCGGCACGGTTCCAGTTGGTAAAACCGCAATTTCCGATAAACATCGAAATCACCCGACATTCTATCTACGAAAACAGCCCAAACTTTCATCTTTTTTCGGCGAACAAGACGATGCTCAAGAAATAAATCGATTTAACAGTATGCTTTCAGCGGAGACACCCAAAACGGAAGATGACCCGCAATATCGGACTACGATTCATGGTATTATGAACGGAACGTATAATAGTGAGCTAACGACTGATAACTATAAGACGCCGCCAACTCCACAATCAAACCTAACATCGAGTCCTGACAGCTTCAAAGGAATATATGGTCTGGTAAATTTGAATAATGTTCTTGAAACCCAAATCGATACCATCATAAAAGGCATGACTGGTAGTGAATCTGCCGCCCAAGCAACATCTGATATTGCGAATAAATATTATCAACGCAAAGGAATCCAAACTACACTTGAAACCATCGCAGATCGAGAGAATGAGATTTATCGAGAGAAATTCTTGAATTTGATTCTTATGGTTGTGGGTATATTTATCATAGGAACCCAACTCGTACAAAAATATTATTCATTTGGTGGCGGTAGCAGCGGCAGCGGCAGCGATAGCGGCGGATTCTTCGGAAATCTATTTACTGGATTTGGATTAGGAGCTAGTAGTGGAATATTTAGTCGTTTTGGCGGACTTGGTCTAGGTCGTAGCGGACGCTCACGTATTACCGGATTATTTTCAAACAATCCTTACTCATTATCAACTAAATAGGTGATTATTATACGTATTTGAAGAATACGTATTCTTCGAATATGTATGTTATAATATGTATTATATATAACATACTGTAATGGATTTACAAGAAGAAAGATTTCTATTTCCTAATGCGACACCTCATTCTCTCGACAATTTTGATAATAAGCATACATATATAAAAGAAGGAGCAACTCTTCAAAATGATGACGATCTGAATAAAGCGATGTCTTCACTCATGGCGGAATACGTTAAAGATACCGAAGGCGGAGGCAGCGGAGGCAGCGGAGGCAGCAGAGGCAGCAGAAAAAAAACCCAAGAAGGCATGTTAGGAAAACTTACCGGAACATCCATGAATATCAATCTGCTTCAAGGTGACCTTTTACAATACGGACAATATGATTTAGATAAGAACCCGATTCAACCATTTCCCGATTCGATGCTAACCGGTGATGGCAAAAGCGACGGTGTCGTATCATATAAAGAAGGACTCACAAATGATGACAGAGGCAAGACTTCGACAGTGACAACAACCGGCACGACAAGCGCCGGCAAAAGCCAGAAACTGCTGGATCTTGAAAAACAATTAAGCTATCTCACGACGGATTATACATCTCAGTATCGACTATACACCGAAGATTTACTTACACGGTCTAGGTTTCTTCAAACCAACAGCCAATATTTGAATAAATTGGTGCGCGATCTCTCACATTCCGGAAGCGACGCGAGTGCCGCTTACTATTACGTGAACCCTTTCGGGTATACACATCGCTACAAAGACCTGTCGTCGGTGCTTTTATACGATGATAAAACATGTCCCGCAATCACACGAAACGACGCACTCTCCGGCGATGACCGGTCGAATCCGTTTAAGATAACACCCACTTCATTTGTCGACATTAGTAATGGAAGCATGGGTGGCGGATTTAGCAAATTTTCCGACTTGGCGAGTTACGATATGAAAGGGTATACTCCATGTATCACTACCAGAAATGTGAAATTACCGGGATTGACGTCATCCGAAGATAAATATGCGTGGGTCGACGTTGAAGGCAAAAAACATGTGTATGAAGCAGGTGTATGGCCAGATAAACGTCATTCAAGTTGTCTTACGGCGGTAGTTGGCGAACCCATTTCTCTCACCGCGAATCAATACAATTCAATTCCTACCGTTGAAGATGCGCCGATGAAACCCGACAGCGAATGTTTTCGTGCAAGTGTAAACCCAACAATAAATTCCAAACTTGCTGAAATTAAGAAGAAAATCGATGACACAGTCGCGGAAATAAAGAAAGAAAATCAGAATATTCTGAATAACGCGGCAAATACCACCATCATTCAACGAGAGAAAACATTCGCCGAAAAATGGGGATCTCTCGACGATGATATTTTAGCTCAAATTAAGAAACTACTCGGAGATTATTATTATCCGATTGTCTATGTATTTTGGTGTTTTATTATTCTGATTGCGTTACTTATGATCTTCAAATTCGCATTTTTGTTTGTTTCACCTGGCGGTGGTGGTGATAATGATAATATCACAGAAGGTAATGGAAATGGCGGTGGGGTGTCTTTATTAGGTATTGTCATCATGTCGCTTATTATTATTTTTGCGGTGTATTACTACTTCTCATATACATATGATTTAGATGTAAGTGTTACACGAACCGATTCAGATTCAGTATATACAACGGTATAATTATATATATAATATGTATCGGATTATACCGCGAGCGAAGATAATATATTAGACATATAAAATAGAGTAAAATGGGTGATTATTCGAGATTTCTTACGAAAATGGCAGAGTTGAAGGCGATTGTAGGGGAATACAATCAACTTTCCATGGATATAAGTGGGGCAACATCGACTGACTCAAATTATACCGATAATACATTTGACAAATACAATTATGTACCGGATAAAAACCCGATGTCAAATACAAAAACATTATTGGTTGTTAGTCCCGGCGAAGATTATGCTGATTTTTGGAAGTATGTCGGAAAGATTACACCGGTTGCGTCAAGTGAATCAGAATCTCAAAAAAAAAATGCGCAAAAATGCTGGAATCTGGCGGCATATGACCCGCGTCCATTTAAAAAGGTTGTTTATACAGGAACTGATGGAGTAAATATAGGACAACCAAAATGGGATAATTTATGCTATGGTCTTGTGCCAGATGCCCCCAATAGTGCGTCATTCGATTCGAATGAGTCAAACGGCTACGCTTATATGGTGGGCAACGGTGATGGCAGCGCGGGGAAGACAAATGGAATCTACACAAAACTAGGAATCGCTCCATCTGGCGCTAGTACTAGTACTGACACCCTCAATACGAATTTAGAAAAAGCATCGAAATTATATGATCTTCAACAAAGGATCGACACTCTTACCCGAGATCTCGTTGCTGAATCTGATGCTGGTATCAATAATGAATTGAACAACCTTATCGCTTCGGCGGCAGATTCGAATGAGCTTATCAAAAAAATCGACAACTACATGAATGATGCGGTAGGTGGTATTAATTCCAACTATAATTTAGTGAAAAAACGAAAAGAAATGAATAGTGTTTATGCCGAAATAAATGATCAGACCACTTTACGCGCAAGAAAGTATCGATTTATATTTTTCATCATTATTACGATCGCTCTTATTATTTTTTATGGTTCATACACTTCAAAGTTATCATTATTGGAACAGATAGAAAACATTCGAAGCTATATCGGTTGGGGGTGGTGGACAAATTGGTGGATCGTCGCAATCGTAGTTATTATTTTTATTGTCTCGACATTTGGTTGGGATATGAAAGGAAACATATTATCGTTTATACGTTATGTAACTGATCCCGAATTTTGGACCGGTCAATTATGGTGGGTGGGTGTTACGTTCTTGCTCTTGATTATCATTTTCTTTTACGCGACATTCAAATCATTTTTCCTTCAATTTGATGAGGGAATGAAAAGCATTCAGTCATCACTGGATGGCGAAGGTTCATAATAAACAATATTCTAACAAAAATATTCGCTGGTATATATAGTATTATCATTATTACTATATATGATGTTTTATCAAAACTCGAATGATTTAGTAAAAAACGCAAGTTTGAAATCAGGACATGTTCAAAATTCAAAAGAGACACGGCAGCTGTTGGCGTCGGAGTTGTTGAGTTCGAACAACGATAATATCGGCGCAGGTGTAGCGGGCACCAGATCGAACGAAGGAGCAGGAGCATCACTTACTATGGGTGCGCAATTTCAAAACATGATTCAAGGTTTAATCGGGTCATTTTCGATGAAAGAGGGACTAGTTGGCGGCGGCGGTGCAACCCCTGCTTCTCCTTCTACCGGTATTGGTGGCGATGGTAAAACCGACCAAACTAATTTCATAAATAGTCAGGCGGCCGAAGATAAAAAATACACCGAACAAGAGTTGAATCATATTAAAAAGGTCGATGGTATCATGAAACTGATTGAAAGAGACGACAAAAATCGACGACAAAATTGGGTGGAAGTTACAGATGCTGTCGGAGTTACAAAATATGGATATATCACCAAAGATGGCGTCTTTCAAATTTGGCACGTTCCTTCTTCTCCATCCGCCAATCCACCCAACTGGCTTGAAACCGATAAAATGAAACAGAATACCGGCTTAATTGGATGCCCCGCCCCAGCATCTTCTACGCAAAAAATCAAAATCGCCGGAAAATGGGATGATATCAAACCGTATGACATGGTGTATGCGGATACAGATAGTGCACGAACCAATCCACTTTTTATGATGATAAATACCGCGGTTCGTGATCCGCGAAATACTCCTGGCGGTAGAGGTATGTTTTCATGCGGCAACGAACGCGGCAACGTTTTTGTGAAAGAACGACCTTCCGCTGATTTTCAAATTAACGATAAAATTAAAATGGGTTGTTATGTACTTGGTGATAATGTAAAAGACACCGATTTGGCTAATCGCGGTTTTACGTTTCAGGACGATTTGAGCGAGGCGTCTATCTCGCAATGTAAGCGACGCGCAGAAGACCTAGGAAGTTCGTATTTTCTGGTCGGTGCGCCTGAACCGGGTAAGCCGAATAATCGTGGTGGTTGTTGGGTTTATACTGGATCAGGCATACCAAACATTAACGGAATCTTGACACTTGATGAAAAAGGGGGCAAGTGCCATACGATGTCAAACCAAGAAGCCGATGAAGATGGTTATTTAAAAGCATACTCAACTTCGAATATAAAACGTATGTATGGAAAAGATGTCACGGTTGAAGTTCCGCTTAATCCACCCAACCCAGAATGTGATCACACAACACAAAGTAGGTGTATATTTAAAGGATATCATCATATCGGAGGCGCAACATGTTATCCAAATAATTGGAATGGATGGTATGCGTATGGCGGTTTATATCGATACAATAAGCAAGAACTTAAAGGATGGCTAAACGCACTTCATAACCGTAATGGGGATGGTGTAGAACGTAACGCCGTGAATGAATACGTTGAAAAATGTAAGCGCACGGAAGGATATGAATTCTTAGACGATAATCCGCAATCGAAGACTAAAACAGAACGGTCCGTCGCACTTTATTCGCTTAAAACCGGCGGTCCAACCGGCGTTGATCAGGTGAATCCAGGCGGACGCGGTTATGTCGGTCGCATCGCATATATCGATCATAATGGCGAGAGGCATGATTATCCCGAGTCGGCACTTTCATATATGGCGCCATCCAAGGACGACAAAGGCAATACACTCCCAGCAACATATCTGAACCTCGGTGGATATGATACACGGTCTGCCGAAAGTTCATACAGTCTCAAAGAAATCAAACCTGGCAGTTATAGTGAAGCCGGCAACCTTCTTTATAAGGCAAGTCGTGATGGGTGGTCACCCGAGGCGTTTCACCAACGTTGTGATAACAAGGGGGCGACATATACACGCGCAATCATTAATGACGGTCGCGTGCTTGGCGCATATACCTCTTTAAGTTGGTCATCGAGTATATACAGTTATCAGAATGATACGACCGCATTTTTCTATGATGGAACGACGAAATTTCCTGCTACGAACAGCGTGTGGGGGCCGGGTCAATATGCGACATATACACAACCAGGTTATTATCCTACTTTCGGTGGTGGGCACGATATGTATATCTGGGGGGGACAAAATATGTATAATAATGCGTATACATTTCTGACGAGTGACGGGCGAGCACCGTTTGGACGAAGCAAATTCTCTTACCAACAATACACGCTGAGTGATCTTGAAGTCTATTCTGTTGACGCAAATACGTTCCCGACTACCCTGAATTTCGAGCGTCGGCAGCGCACCATGCCTGTGGGTGAAAGTATAACTGCTTCCTTCGAAAAATGCCGCGGGATGTGTGATGCGGATGAAAAATGTGGCGGGTTTGTTTATACCAAGGGAAGCGCTGGTGCGGATGGTAAATGTGAACTGAAAGATCGTGCGAAAATGTATCCGGTTGGTTTGCGTGTAGCCGACCCGACAAAGCAGCTCATGTTGAAAGTGCCTACAATCAACGGAACTATAAGCGATGAGACTTGTAAGGTCGCCGGCAGCGGGAATGACGCGTATTCGATGATTGACAGCGCTCAATACTCACATTACCCTGATACAGGCTCGATGACAAGTAGTACAAAATGTAATATTCGTGAACTTGTTTCGAAAGATGGAACGCGGCAACAGTCGAATTTGAAGTCTATGTATGGTGCTGTAGATAAGGTATTCGATGAAACACAAGAAAAAACGGCCGAGTATCGTCAGCAAACAGCGATTAAAGCACCGTTGACAGAAGGTATGACTCTACAAGATCAAGATGCGAGGTTTTACACAGATCCTTCTAATAATTATGGTCAAACCATGAAAGGTGTTCAGGATAATTTGGTGAAAATCGCGAATTCACGGTATCAGCGCGAACGACTGATTGCGATGACCGAAGAAAGCAATAAGAATCTCATATCCGAATCATATAAATTCATTCTTTGGAGTATTTTAGCGATATTGGTAGTATTAGCTCTTTTGAAATTAAAAGAAATGTTCGGACAGGACGACGCGGATGACGATGATGGTGGCGGCGGTGAAGGAAGCGGTGGCGGCGGACTTTTAGCAACAATCCTCGCTTGGTTCGGCGTGAAAAGCGTAAGCACCGATGATATTCCAGACCGCACCGAAGATGTAAAGGCCGCTTTAAGTTCAGCTGGCGAACAACTTCAAGAAACCGGCGCTAGTATTGCGACGGGTATCACCGAAGGTGCCGACAATTTAGTTAATTCCGCAAATGAAATGGCGTCGGGGGTTGTTGAAGGAGCAACCAATCTAGTTGATCAGGCGAAAGAAACCGCATCAAATGCAATCGATCAATTGTCGGCACCGGGATCAACGTCTGGACCTACTACCGGCGGTCGCAAATCAATATCATCAAGGGCGGCGACGGCGGCAACGGCGAAGGGTAGAAAGAAATAATAATATAATGAGTATTTATGGATTGTAATATTACTCATTATAAACATGGCGTCATATCAATTAAGTGAAAAAAATCAAATCTTGGTCGCATTATTCGCGGTGGTCGTTGTATGTGCGGGGAAATTATTCAAAGATTATCTGTTTCGTCGGGGGTATGTCGAAGGTATGATGGTTACGACATCAACGAACAAACAACTCAGGAGAAATGCGGCAGGCGGAGCGAATCTTGTCACAGAATTGTATCTTGATTCCACGTTGGAACGGGATTTGACTTCGTCGCAAAATATACAACTGTCATGGACGGGCAATACTGCTAATGACGTTACTACTGGCACGAATTTCGCGTCTGGTGGCGACTATACCGCTACTGTTGTAAGCGGAACTACATCCGCGACATTAACCCCGAGTGGTACCGGTAGCCCGATTACATTTACGCCTTCAGCAAACATCATGTCCGGATCCAAAATCCGAATTACGGTAAAAAATGTGACGATTTTTCCTGGGTCGAAGATAGATAGCAAACTCACATTTACAGTTACACCATCGAATGGTGAATCTGCTGTGTCGAGAGAATTTAAAATCTTTCCAGCATTATCCGCCAGTCAAAATCAGTTTGTATCATCTTCTTCCGCTACAACGACCGATATTCAAGCAGCAATCGACGACATCAATACACGTCTTTCAGCTGGAGGCATCACGATGCCTGATACCGAACGAACCAACTTATTGAAAGCTCGTTCTGCTCTTGTTACATTATTGGCATCAACATATGGAACTATTCAAGAAGCGGGGCAAGTATTCGATTCGGGCGCCTTGTATGAAGCACAAAAAACCGCAATTCAGTTCATTCAGAGTGAAAAAGAACGAGCTGCTGCGAATGCGAATGCTTTGAAAGAAGACAATTCGAATAAACGCCGCATGGCACAAATTAATACGTATTACACCAAGAATTATGAAGCCAATACTGAAGTCATGAAGAATATCATTTTTGTTTCGATCGCCTTGATTATACTGGCCGTATTGCGGACCAAAGACCTTATACCTGCGTCGATCAGTACTTTAGGCGTTATCTTTGTTCTTACGTTGGGAGGTATCGTCATCGGAAAGCAGGTATTCGATATTATTCGTCGTAATGACCACGACTTTGACAAGTATGACTGGAATTTTAATGAGGATGAAATGAACCGAAAGCAGCTTCTTCAACAAAATAGTGACCCCGCAAATCTCTCGGATATGGGATTGGGAATGGCGCCATGTTATGGACCTGGTTGCTGCGATGTTGGAACAACATGGAATGCCGACGCAAAGAAATGTATTCCTAGTATTCCTGGATTGAGCGGAACTGCCGCATGGACGAGTGCGTCCGGAGGCACACTAACGCTGTCTTTGAAAGTGACGAATGCTTTAGTCACTGGTGATACAATATCGGTTACGCTGCCGTCAGGTCTGTTTTCTGGAAATCCCGCAGCATTATCTGGTAGTTTTACTGGAACTCCTTCCGCGACAGCACCATTCATGTTGACGGTTGCTGCGGGAGGAGTTAGCGACGCAACTACAAAAGTTGTTCCGAATATTGTTATCACCGGGTTAAGTGTACTTTCCAGCGACTCTTCTACTCGGTCGAAGCAACTTAAGGTGAAATCATCCAAGGACATAAATGAAGTCGGAATCAATATCACCGGAATACCATGAATACCAGAATACGATGAAAGCACTTCGGGATTATAATTCATATTGTAAAAAAGAATTATAATCTAACAAATATAGTAGTCTATGGGTATCAATTTTAATGACGCTGAAGGGATTGAACCCGAACTTTTAGAAAAAGGCAAGAAAGGTGAGTCAACGATGAGAACAACTGTCAGCACTGATGCTGAAGCAACCAAGCTAACGAATCGTGGTGGAGGAACCGGGAATGACAAACCGATCGAAGAAGTAATACGAGATTCAGAACAAAATCTAATAAAAGTCCGACAAATTATTTCACAGGGTGGTTTTACTGGACCTGAGAAAGATAAATATGAACTCAGTCTAGCTCATGCGGAGTGGGTTCATGCGCGAAATATCGAACGTAAATGTGATCATGATGTCAAAGAAACAAGCGTGAAATATACGGCGTTAGTGAACGGGAAAGCGCAAACTCATGAAATCAATAAAGCACATAGTGATTGGAAAACGAAACGAGAAACCTGTAAAAAAATAGATTCGGAATTGCTGGAGAAGGCAAATAAATACATCGAAGTCGATCGACGTGTTCGTCAAAATAAGAAAGCAGCGGACGAATATCCGGCGACTTTACCTTCGGGGTCAACGACCACGACGACGCGTGAGAGATTTCAAGTCGCGCGAGATGAAGGTGTGAGTGAGATAGGCCTTGAAGGATTTACTGGAGTCAAGGAAGGGTTCGACTTTTATAACGGGACGTCTTATGAAGATGGTAATTCGGCTTTGTCACAAGCGAGTGGAACAACACCCGCCGTGATGAAATTTAATGTTCGACTTCCGCAATATATTGATAGTACACGCAGCACAAGTGTCGATAATGAAGGAAAAACCGCCACAATTCTTCCATGGAGAGAATATTATGTTGATTGTGAGAAAGCTCATACGGGCAACACACCAGCCATAACCAGATGTAAAAACGCAAACATCGAAAAAGACAAATATATTAAGACGATTAATCATGAATTCGATCGCGCGGATCGATTATTGAATATACTTTACAATATTCAATTGAAAAGCTCATATCGTGGCAATCAAAATTATCTTGAACCAAAGGACGTAGAAGCTATCCTTGAAAACCAAAAGAAAAATATTATCCTCAATAAACAGAACGCACTCTATGATTACGATGAATACAATAGCTTATCATTTTACGAGGATTTGGTATTGTTTCTTTATTATGCGGTGTTTGCGATTTTCGTATTGTTGTCGATGCGCGAGTTTTTTTCATCCAGCGGTGCCTACGATAAACGCAATATTGTGATATTGATATTACTAGGCATTTATCCAAAATACATCTTACAGGTTGTGTTGTGGATATTGAACATATTAACGCAAGTTGCGAGCATACTTGGATTGAAAAATGTGCGATTCTGGACCTCGAATGAATGAATGAATGAATGCTGATTTTGTGTATATTTATTAGTTTTCGTTTTATTCGTCGTCGTTCTGTTCGAATTCATCCTCGTCTTCATCATATACAATCCGACATTTACGCCATCCTTTCGGCGTGAGCTTGCCGAACTTCTTCGTCATATAATCATATAACTCGTTGCCTTTCGGAATATTCTTACCATGTTGAACAAGGTACCATTTCTTGAACTCTTCGTATACTTCGGTCTTCTTGATATACGTATCATCATCTGCTGCGCGAATCTTGTCACGCAAGAACTCCGAGAGATAATCCTGCGTATTACGATACTTGTTGCTACTCGCAGTCACCGCAGCACATGTCCTCACCTTTCCGTCTGTATCAAATGCCTTCTTGACGAGCATCGCCATGAATACATTTACCCATGTCTTAATCTTCACGTCGAGATTCTTGTCGATAAGGAACTGATACGGTTCTTCTGGATCGTCGGTTTTCGGATCTTCACAAAATTTCGATTTGTAAGGACACAGGCGAATACGACGCCATGTTCCATCATCGTTGCTCTTGATATCAAACAAGACATTCGTACAAACAACGAGCTTGAACTGTGGTACGAACGTGATCGTATTTTTGAAAAGTGCGCGAGCAGTCATGTCGTCTC